ACCTCTGGAAACAATCCCCTGACTTTTACCCTGAACAGGTCGCCAGAAGCACCCTCTAAAGGCTTGTAAAATTTGCCTTCCCACTCAAAATCACCACGACCTTCGTTAAAATCTTCCTTTTTTATCGGCTCGCACCATGTATGAACCTTGTCTTTTACCCATTCATAATCTACCTGCCCGGGAATAATAATTCTTTTTTCTTTTACATTTGGAGCATTGAGGTCATCCAGCCTAAAAGATTTGAAACGTGGAGAAGTCATTGCCCTTGCTGCATACCCTATTGAAGTGTTGGGGTTAAATATTAAAAGCAATCTTGAATTTCCCTGTAAGTTACCTTCGATAGCTGCAAAGGTTAATTCTGAAATACCTATTGCCTCTGTGACAACAAACATAGTATTTACTGCGTGAAACCCAGACCAAACTTCCTGACGTGTATCATCTGCTTTAAATCCTGTTAAAAACCATTCATCCCAATCTGTTTTTATAGAAGTGCCAACCAACCTTCCCGGAAGCACTTTTGCCCTGTTAAAAAGCCTTGTTACTTCAGGGTACATAACATTTTCTACCTGTCTTCCTGATGGAGCTGTTAATGCTACCTTAGTATTTTCTATTAATTGCCCATCTTTAAACTTAGGCGTAAGATAAAGAAAACATATAGAAGCTACCGCACCAACAAAGTCCTTTCCCCTTGCCGTCCCTGCTGCTACCGCTATCATCTTATTCTCTTGGATAGCCCTTAAAATCATAGCCTGTTCAGGGTCTAATTTTACTTTTAGAACCTCCTTAGCAAAAAGACACCAATCCGCTTGCCAACTCTTGAATTTTTTTACTTGGTCATTCACTTGCGCTTTCCATTAATTTAATAAAAGGGTCAAACTTAACATTCATATCTGTCTTTATGTTGTCACTCCAAGACATTTGTCCCATGTTTTTTAATATAAATATCGGACCGGTAACATTGTGGCCATGTAGTTTCTCTTCCAATGATTCTTCTATCCTTAATATAGCATCTCTTATTATATCTCCATATTTATCCCTATTAGAATATTCTATTAGAGACCTACGGTCAGAAAATCCAAGAAAACGAGCTAATCCTGCAAACGTGACTGGTCTTTTCTTTGTTTCACCGTCAATAATCTCAACACTATCAAAATACTCTTCAATTTTAGCTTTTAATGCCTGTGGGCTTTTATATTTTAATTGTCTTACATGAAGATTATTATACAACACTTGGTTACCTACTACAATCTTTTCCCCCTCATTAAAAACAACTTCTGTTTTAACAGGTTTTAACTTTCGCTGTTCTTTCAACTTTTCCTTATTCCTTTGTATACGGTTTTTTTCATGTTCTATCTCCTGTTTTGTGCGTATTTTTTTTCGACTATTTTTTTTTCTTTCCATAACTCAAAAATATTAATTTTTTACTTCTATTATCCAAGTGCCTTTTCCAGCACCTATTTTTCTTGGAACATGATTTTCAGGAAGCATTCCTTTTAAGCATCTTCGCTTAATTGTCCAAATGCTTACATACTTGCCTGCAAATGCGAAAACTTTAGAATATTCTTTTAATGTATAAACCATCACTTAAAGTATTACTTTACATAAAATTTATAAATCATTGATATTTAATTGCTCAATCATAAAGCAAATATATAACCTGAAATTTAGAAAATCAAGTAAAAGTGTATTATTTTGGTAAAATAATCTAAAAATGTACATTATGGAAGAAAAAATTACAACTTTCCTGAAGGGCAAACTAAATGGAACTCCAGAAAGTTATTTAAAGGGGGTTGCAGAATTTTACAGCAAAATCATCACAGAAGAACAAATCGAAGAAACATTTAATGATAATGTAATCGCTTTGTTAAAACATAACGCTGACTTACTTCAAAAAGAAGGAGATAGGCGAGCAACAGAAGCCACTAAAAATTCTGTAAAAAACGCATTTCAGAAATTAGGTCTTGATGAAAATGGGAAACCCAAAGAACCATTACTTAATTTTGAACCACCAACAAACGATGAACCTGCGTGGTTCAAAAAGTTCAAAGAAGACCAGTTAAGACAAACAGAAGAACTTAAACAAAAATTAGGTTCTTTTGAAAAAGAAAAAACCCAATCTCAACTTAGCGCAAAAGTTGTTAGCAAATTAAAAGAAAAGGGGATTTCAGAAAAATTCTATAAAGGTCGTAATCTATCTCTTGATTCAGAGGACGGCATTGAACAACTTGTATCTACTATTGAAACGGACTGGAATGAATTTGTCCAGGAAAAAGCGGAACAAGGGGTTGTAATCAGTATTCCTCAATCTCCCACAGGGGCGGTTAAGGAAGGTGAAGCATTGGGCAAGCAACTTGCCGAAAAAAGAAACGCCGGAATATCAGAAGGCGTAAAAGCAAAACAAATTTAAATTTTAAACTATGCAAATAACAACTGATTCAATCACAGGAAAGAAAGTAATCTTTGATAGTATCATTGACGAAATTCCTGGAGGGTTGTCTTTGCCTGTTACAGACCTTGACTACACAACCAACAATGCGAATGTAGACAAAAGGTATTTACCGGCAGGAACTCCCGTTTATGTAGACTTATCAGCCCGTACAGCTACGGTATGTAAGTCAACGAAAGCCCTTGCTTCAAGTTCCGCACAGGCTATTCGTGTTCCTAAAAATCATCACTTCAAAGCTGATGAAATTCTAAACGATGGGGTAACAAGTGCTACCATTACTTCGGTAACGACTACTGTTGCTTCCTATGATACTATTGCTGTTGATGCAGCCTTAATTTATGCAACAGGCACTAAATATGCCGAAGGCTCTGTCACAGGAGCTTCCACCGCCCTTAAATATAGTCCTAATGGATTAACTAAGGAAGAAGTTTATATGGCAGATGGAAATGCCGATGTTTCTGTTGTAACCATTGGTTCGGTAAGAGAAGATGCTCTTACTTATCCTATTCCATCTTTATATGCAACTGCCCTGCGTGGGTCTTCATCTTTAATAACAATCGTATAACATGAAAACTCCAATCATAGAAGGACTAACCCAAGTAGGCTTGGAATCCTATTTATCAGCAAGGCAATACAGCGAATTGTACTGGCCTAATTTTTTCCCTATTAAGAACGTAAACAGCTTGGATGGAAAAACCCTTATAGGCTCTGTTGGCTCAAGGGTAAAAGCATTTACCATTTCTTACGATGCAAAATCACCACAAGTAGGTAGAAAAACTCTTGAACCAAAGTATTTTGATATTCCTAAAACTTCTCTTTCTGTACCAAAATCAGAGAAAGAAATTCTTGAGCATTATATTACTAAATCGCTACAAGGACAAAATGCAGTTATTGAAGATTATTTCAATGATGCAGATACTGTTATTGATGCCTGTAATGCCAACATGGAATTTTATGCTTTACAAGCACTTTCTAAAACTAAATTTCAGCTTTCAACAACTAACAATCCACAAGGAATAGTTAATGAAACTGTTATTGACTTCGGGATGCCATCTGCAAACAAAAAAGTAGTTTCTGTTGTCTGGTCAACAGAAAATGTTGATACTATGGATCCGATTGCAGATTTTAAAGCGGTTGTAAAAGCTGCAAGAGGCAAAGCCAGATTTGTACGTATGCTAATGGATGCAGATACTTACGACCTAATGACAGCAGCAACAAAATTCCAGGCTTACTTTAAAAATACTGCGCTGAATGTAGTTGCACTCTTAAGTCTTGATACAATCAATGCCCTATTGCGTTCATATGAACTTCCACCGATTACTGTTATTGATACTTCAATGGATGTTGAAGCCAAGAGCGGTAAAAGGACAGCTTTAAATCCCTTTGAATCTAACCACGTTACATTTATTCCTGAAATTCAGGTTGGACAAATGTATAACGGTCCGATTGCAGAGGAACTTGAAAAGTCACCGGAAATTATGTATGCAAAGAAAGGAAACATTCTTGTTTCTGTTCAGAAGTTTAGCAATCCTGTATCTGTATTGACCAAAGGGGAATGTAATGTCTTTCCTTCATGGCCAAGTGTAGACAGGTGCTATTCTATGTATACAGGAAGTGATTCAACCTGGGCATAATGACAAATCTTGAAGCTATAAAAGGCAAACTAAACTATCCCTTATCCGATAATTCTTTCATATTAGCGTTATCGGGTAGGGACTTGGTTTACACAGAAACTTATACGGCTTCTGATAAACGTTCTTTGGAATTAGCACAAGCAGACCTGATTTATACGCTTGCTTCTGCACCTAATATTACAGAGGGAGGTTATTCTGTTAGCTTGTCTGACAAAAAAACTATGTTAAAGGTTGCTGATGGCATATATAGAAAATATGGTATTTATGATGTAATGAAACCAACGGCAAAATTTGTACAAAAATGGTAAATCAATATCCTGATAGTATAGTCGTGACTGTTCAAACTGCAACCCAAGATTCAAATGGGAATTGGGTGAACGGTTCTTCTACAAGTTATACTTTTTCTTGCAGGGCAGAGGCCAATAGTGCAGGGCGGAAACTAACAGGAATTGATGGTGTAACGATGGACTTTGCTTTTACTTGTTTTATGTCACCAACGACAACGGTCATCCCAAATGGTTCTCCATTTACTTTGACAACGTTGAACAATGGCACAATAACAGGAAACGTAAAAAGACAGCATAATGGGCAGTTAAACTCAAAACTATGGGTATAACTTCCACATACAAGCCTAATGTTGCTTATAAAGAGCTAAAAGCCAATCAGGAGGTCGAATACCTTAAATTTATTAAAATGGCTAAAGTTATAGCGACAAGGTTCGTAGAAGATGCAAGAAGTCAACCTGAAGGTCACCATTTAGGGTTTTATGATAACAGGACTTTCATGTTAAGAAATTCTATCGCTGCTTATATTTTTAGGGATGGGTTTTTAATATGGGCAAATGAGAGAGGTCATGCAGCCGAAAACCGCAAGATAATATCAGAAGAAGTTGTTTTGACTTATAAAGGTTTTGATGTTATCGGGATGGCTGGTAAGTTTTATGCCTCTTATGTTGAGAAAATTCATGCTTCATACATGGAAAGCAAAGGCTATAATGTAGTCACCAATCAGGGAAATGTTTTTATTCTTGATTTAACAAAATTAATGAGTACAATGTAATGTATAAAACATCGGAACATATAATAACGGTTGTTTACGGGCTTTTAAGTTCAATAAACAAACCTAAATACAAAGGTTCTAAACCTTCATTAAAAGATGATGCAGAATACATTGT